TGCTTTGCTCCGATGCTGATTGCTGTAATATTACCATTCTAACCCTATAACCTATTTTTTTTTGACTTGTTACCTTTTTAAACAAAAAAGGCGCTCCGAAAAGCGCCCTACGTTATGAAAGGAATAAACGTACTAATTTGTTTTTATAACAGCATCATCTCCTCCTGATGTCGCAAAAGCAGTAATTAAGGCTGCCTCAGTAGATACATCAATGAAGTTTGCTGGTAGCACCTCGCTCGCTACAAAAGTAAGCTTGTAGCCGTTGAAGTCTCCCATAGCAGCTCCTGAAGAAATTTCTCCAGCGGTGGTGTCGCATCCTTGAGCCAATCCCATTAAAAAGAATTGGTCAGTCATCGTGCGTACAATTATACGCGGTCTGCCGTAAGCAAGCAGTTTAATATTCTTGTGCATCGCTTGGTCTTGTTTCTTTAAAGAAATTTGAAGCGTTTGCTCAAAGAATGTTGTGCCATTGTCTCTACTCGTCTGAATAGCTGTTGTGAACGAATTCTCGTTCGATTTTAATTCGTATTTGAATAAATCTAATGCCGTAGCTGGCTGCCAAGTATCAATGACGTCTGTATTTGTAGAATCGTAGGCAATGTTGTCTGTAGACAAGTCATCGAAGTTTGCAAAGTATATTGCCTTTAATCCGCTTACGCTCGATTTGCACTCCTCAACTCGTCCGTTAGTTATATCGCAACTCATGTTTTTTAAGTATTGTGAACAAAAAAAAGGGAAGGCATCTTACCTCCCCTTTTAAATTATTCAAGTTTATAATTATGCGTGGTAAAGAACGATATCTGAACCAATAGCGTACTGAACTCCAGCAGATAGTCTGTAGATAATTCTGACGTTTTGTGAACCGTCAATATCTGCCATGTCAATGTATTTAGCCTCTGCTGTTACATCACTTAATAAACCGCATCCAAAGAATAGGTTTGAAGTTTGAGCAGCCATCGCTGTATCGTCAGCAAGTCCGCTTGCTACTACTACAGGAATACCGTCAAAAGTAAGATCTCCGTTAGAGTACCATTGCGTACCTTGGTTGTTTGTACCAGCATTAGAAGTTGCCGCTACTGAGAAACCGCCTAAAGCTCTTACATAAGCCTTAGCGATATTTCTTGAAACGTAGATAGTCAAGTCTTCAGTCCCAAACAAGGTTGAAGGTATAGCATCGACAATGCTTCCTAATTTATCGATTACGTTCGCAGACGTTACCGCAGCATGTGAAGCAACATCAACAACCGTTGAATCAGCCAAAGCCAAAGTTACCAATCCGTCAAACTGTCCGCTTGTTCCAGCAGAACCTTCCCAAATAGAAGTTTCAATTGCTGCCGCAGTCATTCCAGCAACATGTGCAAGCATGAAGCTTTTGAAATCTGCTGGTAAATCTTCGTATGCAGAATATCCAGCCTGAGCTGCAATCCAGTCCTGATGGTAGTCTTTCTTACACAATTGGACGTTGCTTTGTACCTCCTTGAGAGTAAGAACTCTCTCAGCAACATCTACATCCATATTGTGGTCGAAGTCGCAAGTTGCGTTAACTAATACGTTTCCAGTTGTGGAAATCTTTTTCATCACTCTCTTGTAGTGAATGTTTGGTAATACGGTTACCAATCCGTTTGCAATTGTAGGTGCGCTAAGTAATGCTGCTGCGACAAAGTCGCCATTAAATTCTCCAGCATACGTGCTACCTGTTACAGTATTTGCCATTTGTTAAAAATTAATTATTATTTGTATTTGAATTTGCTATTCTTGATAGTACGGTATCCATAATCGTCTTGCGCTTGTTTGGAGAAATCGTGTTTCCAACCTTTTTCGCTTTGTTTTCTGGATTGTGTACTATGGGTTCTGCAGCTGCCTCTACCTCTTCAGCCTTTGGCTCTTCAGCAGACAACTCAACCTCTTCGTTAACCTCTTCTGTAATTGGCTCAGATTCCGTTTCCGCAACTTCCTCTTTGCTTAATTTTTCGAGCTGAGATTTAAGCTCCTCGTTTTCCTTTTTCAATGCTTCCATTTCAGAAAAGAAAGTTTCTTTTACAATTGATTCAACCGTCTTTTTGATAGGCTTAGAATCGTCAGCAGACATCTCCTCGTCTTTCTCCTCGTATTTCTCATCTTCTTTTTTACGAGAATCGACTTCTTCTTTTTCTTCCTCTTCTTCTTTTTCCTCTGCTTTGATTTCGTCAATAATGCCCTCTTCTTTTACAACGAGCATCTCGCCCGATTGCATTTTATACTCTCCGACTGGCAAAGCAATTTTTTGCTCGTCTTCCGTCACAATCATTATTTCCTCGCCTTTCTCAAAAGACTCAGCCTCAACCGTAGTTGTGCTGTCATCTAATTTACGTTGCTCCAACCTGATTTCCATACCAAGCAAAGAACGTACTTTGTTTAAAATTGTATTTTCTTTCATTTCAAAATTATTATGCTTTGTCTATATAACCGATTATTTTCTTTACTGTTGCAAATTCACTTAAACTTTTCCTATTCCTTGCGCTCTTAGAGAGCCGTCACAGCACTTTTGCGAATAAGTGTTATCCTTGCATAGGCAACCTCTTTTCCCTCCTTTAGGGCTTGATTTGCTTGGGGTTTCTTTCATTCTCTTTTTTTTCATTTCTTTGGGCTTTTTGGGTGTTTAGCCGGAAGCAAATCATAATCCGTTGTATATTTAGGATTTTGTGGTCTTCCGTTTTTTATTAAATAAAGGAACGCATTTACTCTCGCCATTCCCCATTGTTTTGCATTTGTTACGTTTGGGCTGTGGCTTGTATTATACGCTCCTAATCCTCTCTGGAATACAGCTTTTAATGCGCCGACA